CTTGGTATACCTCTCTCATGGCGGTTGCGACAGCCCGAGCCAATGCTCTTTCATCAAACGATGATGTGCTTGATACGTCAAGTTGCCAGTTCGGAACAACGTTTCCGGACACGTCCGGAATAAATAGTTCTGGACCTCTTTCGCCTACAAGGTATACGCTGTCTGCAATTGCTCTACCGCCTGTTGCTCTTGGTGTTAGTGTCGGACCGTAAGACGGTGGATTCCAAGTTGGAGTATTGCCTAGCTGATAATTTACAGTTCCGGTTCGGGTTGGTGGATTGTATCCCTCGACTTCTGATGTATCGCCAAGTACGAAGTCTATCCATTTTGGAATAAACTCGAAGTTTTGGAATTTGTCCAAATTGTCTTGTGCGATTGCGGCGTTTTTCAATTCAACTGGAATGGTTTTTCCAAGGAATTCTAATGCGTCAATTGCGCTGAAATCCTCTCCAAACTGACCGGTTTCTAATAATGTATCAGCAACTTTTTGCCCGAATTCTAAGGCGTCTCTGGCTGTCCAAGTCTCATCGAATTGTTCTGCCTCTGCAATAAATTCAGCGATTTTGTCCTGAAACTGTTGACTTTCAATGTCTCGGATAACACGCCAGTACTGTTCTGCGCTTGCTTCTACTATGCCGGTTTTTGTTTCTACTACATAGTCATTGATAGTGTCTACTGCATTGCCATAGGCTTCCATTGCTTTATCTGCTGCATCTTGACTGATGACGCCCATATCAACTGCCATCTTGAAATATGCTTCTGCTTCTGCCTGTGTGACGCCACCGATTGCAATAGTAGCTTGTAGCATGTTTAAGGTCATTTGGTCTGCCATACGTTGCATGGCTTCTTCGCTCTTTGATACTTCACCACGCAAGTTTTCCAGCTCTTCTTTGACTTTCGCTGCTGACATCCAAACACCGTCAATCCGTCCGCCGGTATCTTCGAACGGTTCTAGCTCTTTAATTCGCTCTTGCGCCTTTGCAATATTTTCAAGTTCTGTGGTGTAGCTTTCCGCTAAAGAAACGATACTCCCGAAGTTTTTTGTTAGGCTTGTAACGTCATCTACTTGAACGGTAAATGATTGTAATTCCGCGGCTAGTTCTGCGGCTGCGCTTGTGGCTTCCTCTGCGTTGTCACGAACTTTTTCTAATTCTTCTGCTGTCCGTCCAACACCGACTAAACCCTCTTGGTAGTCGATAGCGTCATCATACGCTTTCATTGCCGGAACAACACTCCACATGGTTTCCTTTAGGGTTTCATATCCCTCTACCAAACCGTGGACGTAGTTCATAACTGCCATGCCACCACCTGAACCGGGGTTACGCATGCGCCAGTATAGGCTTTCCATTTCGTCTGCGGTGATTACGCCTGCTTTTACAAGGTCTTCCATTTGGGTTTTGATAAATGCAACTTGCATATCCCATTCTGTAAGTCCTTTTGGAAGCTCTATGTCTTTTAATGCGTTGTTGACACTTTCACGCCAATCATCAAAGCTTTGTCCGCTTTTGATTAAAACACCGTCAATATCTCTCATGCTATCTGCAACGGTGTTACTAGTGTTTTCAAGCTCTTTTTGCCATTTTCCGAGTGCGATTGCACCGCCTACTAATAATCCCCAACCGCCGAACATGGCTAATTTGCTAAGCGATACAGATAGGGTTTTGACGCCGGTTGCTGCGCCTTTGGCGGCTAACCCTGTCGATGCTAATACAAGGTTGCCACCCTCAAACGCAATAATTGTGTTCTTGAATAATGTTCCTATTTTCCCGAATACGGACATAAATCCAGAAAACGCTTTTGTAAGTTTTCCAACAATTAGCAAGGTTGGTCCTAGGACAGCTAAGAACAGGGTAAATTTGACTGTATTCTCTACCACTTGTGGGTTAAGTTGGCTTAGCCAGTTTACAAGGTTTTCTGCGTGTCCTATTAGTTTGTTGACAGTGTCTCCAAGCACTGTAATAACCGGGTGCAGTGAGTTGCCCTCTTTGAATAATTCAGCAAAACGATTGACAAGCGGAATGATTCTTTCTCCTGCGTCTTTTAGTGCTGGGGCAAGTTGTTTTCCAATTGCGTCTTTTGCGTTACCCATTGCGGTTTTGATTTTGTCGCCGGTTGTACCGAATTCATCTCCCATGCTTGCGGTGTTGCGTTTTAATAGGCGCATGGTTTCATTCATGACTGCGGTTTGTTGTTCTGCTTTGGTTAGTTCGTCTGCTGTTTTGCCAATGCTTTTAGCGTATTTATCATAAGCGTCTGTTAGGCTTACTTGCACCGCTAGGTTGTCTAAAATCATTGGCGATAATCTACCAACACCTTTGACAAGACTATCCAATAGATAACTCATGTCTTGACCGGTTGCAGCTGATACTTTGCCAAGGTATTTCATGGCTTCTGGTAGCTTAAGTGCAAAATCCTTGCTGACTAGGTTGGCAGCAAGGTTAAACGATTTCATTAATTCGGTGTTGGTGATTAGTCCTTGGCTTGACATTTTCAGTCCTGCCAAAACTTCTCTTCCCATTCGTCCGGCTGAGGACGCAATATCATTAAATGCTTTTTCAATTTGGAGTGATTTTTGAGCGTCTGAACCAAACTTCAAAAGTGCGATACTTGCGGCGGTAACAGGTGCAGTAACGCCAATAGAAATAGCTTTGCCAACGTCTGATATTTTCTTACCGGCTTCACGAACTTTGTTGACTGATTGTTCAAGTTTGGATAAATCACCTTGCGCTTGTCCAACGCCTTTACTAAAACCACTAGAGTCAAGTCCTAGCTTTACCGCTAAATCTGCAATTGTACTCATTCGCTTATCTCCTTTCCGCCAAACATGGCGTTGATTTGACGGATTTTTAGGGCTTGGTTCTCAGTTGCTTTGTACCGGTCGAATTCTGGTATAAAATCATTTGCTGTGAATGGGTTAGGTCTTTTCTTGGTGTCCCGGTTCACGTTGGCTATGGTTGCGCTGGTGATAGCGTGTCCGAGCAGTTCGGTCTCTGTGCCCCACGGTTCTAATTCAAAAAAAGACATCCATTCTGTCAATTCTCGGCTTGATATTCTTGATAATAGTTCTGTTACTGTCATGCCGAGTTTAAGGGCAAGTCGGAAGTAAAATCTCCGACTGCCCTCTCTTAGTTTTTTGTCAGTTCCTCTGCGTCATCTGGTGATAATCCACTTAAACGCATGGCTACGTCAAAAATGCGCTGTAAGGCACTTGCTGACTTCTTACCTAACGCTTCGATATCTTCTTCAGCAAACAGTAGCTCGCCTTTTTCGTCACAGACAGAATAAGCTATAAGTTTTGCTCGGAACATGTCCATATTGGCTTCTCGTTTCTTGCCTTTTTGTACAAGTATTTTTTGTTCAAAAGCGTCTCGTTCTGTACCGGTCATACCACGGACGTATACCGAACCGCCCCATTCTGGTACTTCAACGGTTTCTTGGGTGATATCTTGTACTGCTAGGATTTGTTCACGTGTTAGCATTTTTTCTCCTTAGGGTGTGGTGGTCAAGGGTGGTGTTATTGCGCCGGTTGGTTTAAGCGTTACACTAGCGGTTAGGACACCGGCTACTGGTGCGGTTGGAGTAAAACCAGCCACATACGCTTCAAAACTAAAATACCTTACTGGCGTGGTTGGAAGTACTAAATTCCATACGCTTTTGGTGCGGTTTACAAGGTCGTGCATTAAACCCTCGGTTGCGTTTGTGTGTGTTTCTTCATCTGGGTCATAAATGATGTCAACGGTAATGTTGCCAGACCGTAAAATGGTGGCAACGAATTCTTCCCAATTACCACCGTCATGCTCTGATACGTCAACCATATCAACGCTGATGTTCGGTCCGCTAATGTTGGTCGCTTGTGCTAGTTCTGTGCCCGGATATGCTCCCCGGGTGAGCTTTGTTCCAGTTGCTGCATATTTTGTCATTTCTTACTCCTTAGTTTCTTCTTTGTCTGTGGCGACTTTTGGTGTCGCTTTGGTTATAGTTGTTTTGGGTTCTGTTCTAGTTGTTTCAGTAGCTGAACCGCTTTTTGCCGGGTAGTTTCCCTTTAGGGTTGGCTCTCCGGTTGGTTTGAATGTAACACTAGCTGTCAATACTCCTGCTACTGGTGCGGTTGGAGTAAACCCGGATACAAAAGCATCAAAAATCCATTTGCTTCTGGCGGTATCTGGGAATCGCAATTCATACGTTTTCTTTTCTCGGTCAACTAGTTTTCTTAACGCTTCAACGTGTGTTGCGTTGCTTGGGTCATACAACAGGTCAAGTGTTACTGTGCCTGTTCGCAAAATGGTTGGTACGAATTCTTCCCAATTGTTTCCGTCATGGGTGCTGACATCAACCATGTCAACGGACAGGTTTGGTCCTGTAATATTTGATACTTGCGCTAGTTCAATGTTGTCGCACCATAAGCCGGTGCCGGTTGCTGCAAACTTTGTCATCTTTCTTTACTCCTCTGTAAAACTGATGCTGTAATCAATAATAACACGAGCGGTTGTTTCTTCTCTATCTCCGTGCATTTCTAACGCTGGCAAAATGATTTGGGCGTAGTTTTCACCTAGGTCTCCACGATAGCCAACAAGTGCAATTCGCATAACATCTGCAATGGCTAGGGCTTGGTCAAGGGTGTCGCTTAAAACGTCAAACTGAATACGTGCTGTCGTTAGTCCGCTTGGTTTTTGGTCGTGGGTCAATGCTCGTTCTGTGCTTACTCTTTGATACAGTATGCAAGGACTTTCAACGCCTTGGTGCTTGTAACCCGGATATACTCTATCGCCTACAAGGGCGAATACTTCCGGGTGGGTGATTAGGTGAGTTCTGATACTTTGCTCGATAGGTTCTGTCATTTCAAAAAGCTCCTGATAACCATTGCCATGACGTTTGCTATTTCAGCTTTGCTCTCTTCAGCTGCTGGTCTTAGCCACGGACGTGCCGGTATACGAACCATTTTTGCGAACCTACGAACGCCGTCCTGTCCAATCCATGATAGTACCTTGGCTCTCTTTGGACGAATGACCGTTCCAAACTCGTGTACAGGTGCGTAAATGACACCACGACTGCCTACTAATGCTTGTTTTGGAGTAACGTTAAACACTTCTACGCTGTTGATTAGTCTACCGGTTTTGTGCAGTCCGTGTCCTGATAGGTTTACCTTTGCTTTGGCTTCAATGACATGTGCTCCGGTTTGTAAGGCTTGTTTTGCTGCTTCACCTCTAACTGCATCGTCAAGTCGCTTTAGTGCTGCTTTTACTTGGGTTGTATCAAACTCAACGGTGATAGCCATGTTAGTCCTCTACTCTTTTTAGTTTCGCCTGTAAGGCAGAAATTCCTATGGTTATAGGGCTTACTATCTCATAGGTGGTATTGGTAGGGTCTCCACGGTGTACGGTGATTTTTACCTTGTTTTCTTGGGTTAGGGCGGTGTTTACAGGTAGCCTTAGGATAGCTTCCCAAGTGGTTAGGATTTGGTCTCCGAATTGTTCCGTTCCGTGTTTGGCTTCGAAACCGCAGATTGTTTCTTTATCACGGTCAATCCATGTTGATGTATCTTCGCCAAGCTGGTTGGTGGAGTAAACTCGGTCTTGAATAATGCACCTGTCTGACATGTGTTGTTCTGCTTCATGGCGCATTTTTTGTTTTTCAAGTTCAGACCAGATTTTCATTTCTTTCGTCAATCCAATCTTTGTACGGTATATCTTCCCAACCAAGATGGTTTACGTTTCGCATTGCTTCAAGTTTCATGTTTGATGCTTTGGCAATGGATTTTGACCGGTATCTAGCTGCTTGGCGCATGTACATGGTGAATTTTTGGCTTCTCTGGAATGAGCCACCGTCCGCATTAAAATCAATTTCGTCCGCTACTGCTCCGGCTTTTTCTTCCCATATGTCTGATGCTGCGGCATTCAGGTCATAGGTTGGTGTCCATGCCGGGTTGTCTGGCGTACGGTTATCGCTATCGTTGACAGCGTTTCTTTTGATGATTTTCTCAACAATTTCGTTGGTGTAAATGTTGGAGTTTGGCTCTGCAACCATTCTCCGCACTTGCTCAATTAAGTCGATTGTTAAGTCGGTAATGGTCATGGTGTCCTCTCTTTTCAGGACGGCTTTTACACCGTCCTGTTTTCGTCAAAGAGCGTTGGCTTACTGGCTATTCGCCTGATTCGTCTTCTGCTACGGGCGTGAGTACTGCAAACGGTACACCGTTGCCGGCAATGTTTACAGGATTTGGCAATGCCCAACCCATGCGCATGTAACAACGTAAGGCAACCATGTCCTGCTGTGCAAGGTTGTAGATAATTTCGCTCGTGGCAGGGTCTTGGATGACTGCTTCAGTCAAGACTTTGTAAGTCATGTCCGTGCGGATAGCGTATACAAGTTTGCTCCAGTCGCCTACAACTGCAAGGTCGGTTAGTACCTTGGTTTTGTCAAAGTGGACTGGTAGTCCGTCAATAACGTACGGTTGGCTTTCTTGTGCGGTGGCACGGAACAGGGGTTGACCTTGGGTGTCAACTGCGCCACGGATTACGCCACGCATTTTTGTGGACGCAAGTACCGCATTTGGTAACGAGCCGGTATTTTCAACCATGTTGATTACGCCGGTTTCACCCAATAGGGCTTGGTATAGTTCTGCGCCGGTTGTGCCACGTTCTATTTCGTGTCCGGCTGCTTTGGCTTGGGTAACGATACCGTCCGCCCAACTTGCTGGTTTGTCAGTTCCGTTCAAAATGGCATTATCAATGACAATGCCAAACGCCTGTGCGATATAAGGACGGATTTCAGCCCAGATATCATAGGCTGCATCTTCCAATACGCTAATTGGAATTGGTACGATACAGGCAATTTCTTCGGCGGTGATATAGACATTGTCCCATGCGGCTTTGGTGGTTTTCTTAAAACCAACGGTATTGTTGGGAGCGGCACTAGGAACGCCCTCAACAAAATAAGCTTGGGGCATAGCAGACATTACAGGAATTCTGCGTTGACCTGCTGACATGTTGGCAAGTCTGGTGGCAAGTGCAAGTACTTGGGATTGTTGAGGTACAGACTTCAAGATTTCTCGAGTTGCGTCCTCTGGTACAAGTGCGGTGGTGTTGGCTTTGGTGATTATACTCATTTCGGTGTCCTTTCTTTACTTAAATCCGGCTGCTTCACGGATTAGTTGATTCATGCCTTGTTCTACTGGTTCTCCGACTGCTCCGGCATGGTTGCTCCTTTTTGAGCCAAACAGTTCGGGTGCGAGCTTTTTCAACTCCGTCCAATTTGGGACACCGTCTTTATCGAACAGATTTTCTGCGCTGGCTAGTGCGAACGCTGCTTTGATGTTGATGCAATTGACATCTGGTGCAATTGCTTGCTCTGCAAAATTAGCACGTCTGGCATCTCGCTCAGCTTGTGCTTTTAGTTGCTCCATGGTGGATAACGTTTCGTTCAGTTGCTTCTCGGCTTCTGAACCTTTTTCGACTAACGGACGCAAACTATTAATCATCTCGTTGGCTTGCTTTCGGCTTTCTCGTTCTTTGTCAAGTGCTGATTTTAGTCCTGATGTTTCGCTTTCGTATAATGCCCGGACACTCTCGTCTTGGGCGTTCAAAAACTCTGCGAACGTGCCGAATGTTGGCGAAGTCGTTTCCTTTTCCTCTGGATTAGTTTCAACTTCTTTTGCGTCTGTTTCTTTATCGCTCATGATTTCTATCTCCTTTTCTATTGTAGCATATTATTTGTTATTTTTGCTTTTCCATTCTTCAATTCTTTTACAGGCTTCTAGGTATAACGCATTTTTCCTGTCGCCCTCTGGTGTTCTTTTGGTGACCGGCTTGCCTTTGGTGTAGGTGGTGCGGTTGGTGGTTTTAGTTTCTTTGGTGGAAGTTCAAAATACTTCTTGTGCCAGTCCGGTACAAGTGTTCTTAGTGCTTTGATTTTAGGACTATTTCCCCATATTGGGCTATGCTGTTTGCCAATGATGTCGGTTAGGTCAAACTCTCCGGCTTTCCATGCTTTCCAATAGTATTTGCCCATTCTTTCTTGTTGTTCGTCTGGTGATAGTTTTTCAAAATAGTCCTTGCCATACTCCCATTCTGGTGGCGTTGCGCCTGTAACAACCGGTACCATTGCGCATGCTCCGTTCGGGTGGTCTTCTAATACATTGATAGGGTATTCTGTTCCGTCAAGCAGTAAACAAGCCATGCAAGCTCCTTGCTTACTGGCAATACGTTTGTAGGATTTTACCCAAGGGCTTTGGCGATAACGTTCGGCTGTGCTAATTCTATACGCCCGGTTGTATTCCGTTCTTGCAATGGTTGTCGCTCTTGACAATGGCATTGATGATGCGTTCATTAGTTCTTGCGCAACTATACTTGTTGGTTTGCCGATTGCAAGCCCGTTGAATAGGATTTTGTCAAGGTGTGACGCAAAGTTTCCGTCAATGCTGTCTAGTAACTTGCCAAGTGGGTGGCGGTCGTGCTCTTGACCTAATACGCCTTTCAGAAATGTTAATGGCTCTGTTGGTAATTGTGTGTACCTGTTCTTGCCTAATGGGTCAATGCTAAATCGCATGAGTGTGTCAGCGTCAGCAAGTCCTTGGAGTACCACTTTTTCTTGTTCTCTTTTGATGTAATCTTCTGCAATGCGTGAGTACTGCGGTATTTGTTCAGCTGTCAATGCCTGTAAGCGTTGGTAATAGTGCAGTTCTCTTATCCATTGCTCTCGCAACTCTCCTTGTACGCTGGCTGGTAAGTTTTCTATCTCTTTCGCTAAGCGTAAAATCGTGTCATTTAACAGTCCGTAAGTGTTTACATAGGTATCAGCCATGCTTTGGACTATAAGGCGTTCTCCGTGCTCAATATTTGCCTTAAATTGCCTTGCTAGTCTTACAACTGTTGGTTCTTCTGCCACGGTTATTCGGCTTCTCCAATTTCAGTTTGGGTTAGGGTTGGTTCAAGTGGGTTGTTGGCTTGACGCTCCCTTAGCATAGCTGCCTGTAATGCCAATTCTGAACTGTCAAAACGCCACTTTTGTTCCTCGATACGGTCTTGCTTTAGTTGGTCGATTTCGTCCTTGCTCCAACCGTCTTTGCGTAAAACGGTAACGAGTGGAATACCAATACTGACTTGCGCCTGTTGCGCTTGTGCGATTGATAATGGTTGCGTGCTTTCAGGACGTTCCCAAGTTACGACTGTTGCAACATCATCGACTACTGCTAAACGTGCCAAGTCAAGCCATGACTGACCGAAGCTTTCTTGCAATTGCTTTATTTTTTTGACTAGCGGTGCTTCCATGACCATAAGCGTTTCACCTGATACGTTCGCTCCTGTACTCATAAAATAATACTTTGGCGTTCTGCTGATAATAGCGATTGCGTTCGTTAGTTTGTCGATAGTGTCAAGGTATTGTCCGATATCAGCTGCGCTGAATTCGCCCACTTGGGTATTTTCCATTCCGTCTGTTTCCCCTCTTGGTATTCGCATGATAGTCGAAGGGCTTGCTTCAAGGCTTGAAATATCAGCGTTGGTAACAATGTAACGTTGTCTGAAAGCATTGAACTCACTAACCACCATCATGTCGCTGTAAATCTTGTTGATAGCGTCTTGCAATGGAATGATGTTTCTTAGCTCCGGCATAGCTCTAAAGTGGACAAGTGGAATACCGTCCGTTCTAAGTTCCTCTGTAAGCTTGAAATTAGCGGTATTTTCGCTCCTAGCTGATGCTTCGTATATTTGGATATAGTCTGGATAGTACAGGATTAATTTTCGGGTGTTTTCGACTTTGTATAGTTTGGCTGCAACTCGTTTTTCATCAGGTCGTTCCTCAGAATAAATGACACAGATTGTTCTTGGGTCATTGCGATATAGCATGACCTCTCCGTCCACAATGTCAAGTAAAACATATCCGTTGCCGGTGATGATTGCGTCTTTGTGGACTTGGCGACTTAGTGTTTGCAACTTGCGGTTGGTGTAAAACGTGTCAAGTCTGTCGTCAAGTTCTTCTGTTGGATTATCCCAACCCTGCAACGTCAACCTGTCCGCTGTACTTTCGATTACTGCTGCGCACCAGTTTTGAGTAAATTGCAATTCGGATGTCTTGAATATCTCTCTCATTTTTTGGCTTGAAAACGTTAGCTGGTGTTTGCCATTGTAATAGTTAAAGTACAAGTTCGCTTCGCTGGCGTTTTTGGTGATTAGGTCAAAACATAATTTCACGTCTGGGTTCATTTTAGTATCTCCTTTGCTGTGCTTTTTGTGGTGTGCTGTCTTTCTTTTTGTTGATAGCGTACCTTAAAGCGTCCATAGCGTGGTCATTCTCTTTTTGTGGCTCGTCTGTTCCGGGTTTCCATTGGTAGCTTTCAAACTCGGCAATGGTTCTTACGCAAGACGGGTCTACTGTGATTTTACCATTTGCCAGCAGCTCTTGAATGTTTTTTATTCCCTGTAAGACACGACCAGTCGCTCCTCTGGCTCTTAATCCCTCATTTCGAATGGCTGCGATTAGCCCTTTGGCTGAACTATCTACTCCGATGTCCGGGTCTTGGTTGTCAGCCATTCTTACTACGTTGTCGACTTGTTCGGATTGTAATTTGCCACGTTCATACCACTCCTCTGCAATGTGGTAGCCACCGTCATTGTCACTGTAAACTTTGAGTATGACCGCCGGGTTGGTGTAACCTTCATCAACGCCAAGGTCGAATTCTCCAAGCAGTGTCAGGTCTCGTCTGACAATGTGTTCTGGTTGGAATTGAGAGTATATCAAACCCTCGAACGATACGAATTCTCCGTACGCTTCTTGACGTAGGAAGTCATCAACGTAGGATTGGGTCAACTGGTGTTGCCATGCTTGTGAGGTGAACGGATTGTCAAAAGTTGTTGCCCGGAATACTTTCATTTCTTTTGATATTTTGTAAACCCAATTCCGTTTGCCTTTGGGTGTGGTGGTGACCCAAAGATGACCAAACTTACCGCCGGCACGTAAACGACCAATGCAGATTTGCCATGTGAGTTCTTTTGTTAGTCCACCCTCGTCAATCCATATCCAGTTCAGGTTTGGACCTCTTAGTTTTTCAGGGTTGTCTGCTGACCGTAACAGGATTTCACCGCCACCTGTGGTGAATAATGTCATACTTGACCGTTCTTCGTCAACGATTGCTTCTCCGGCTAAATCCATGAACGTTCTAAGCGTGCTGTCCCTAAGCATGCCATAGGTTGGGGCAACTATCATTCCTAACCCGGGACGGTTGGAGTATATTGCGGATTTCAATGCTCCGGCATACGTTTTTCCTGCTCCGATACCGGCAACAAAACCGGTTAGGTTATCTTCGCAAACCACAAAATCATATTGCGCTGGGTATAGGTCAATCTTCTTCTGGTTCTGGTTCATGGCGTTGGAGTACAAAAGTTATAGGCTTATTTCCTTGCCCTGTTAGTTCTGTTCGCTCTGTATATCCACGGCTTTTGCCAAGTGTTTTTAGCTTTAGGGTGATAGCCCATGCCTCTCCGTTCAAAATCGCTTGGTGTAGCTTCTGCTCCGTGATATCAAGTTCTTGTTCTCTGATGTCTTTGAGGGTTTGTCTTAATGCTTCCGTTTTGTCCAGTCGTCTATAAATGGTTTTGGGTTCGCAACCTAACATTCGAGCGGCTAAGGTGATATAACCATTCGTTTTTATTAACGCATTTTTGATTTCAGCGTTGGTGTATTTCTTTCGTCGCTCTTTTTTTGGTGTTGTCATGCCACTATTCTGTCATTAAGGACACCTTTATCTGTTCGTCTTTGATTAAATAAATGGCTGGAGCAGATAAAATGGTCACTATCGCTTTGTAAATAATCTGTCCTGATGTCAATGCTATTGCGTCAATAAATGTGTAACTTGTACTGCCAAACAATTGTGGCAAAATAACAAAACCGAGTAACGCAAAGATTAACGAGTCGAATGGTAAGGCGATGAAGTTTGATATTAATACTCTGAATATCTGCGGTAATTTTGGATATTTGTCCATAATGAATTGATACACTTCGGTATCAATTAGCTGACTGGATACTTCAGCTACAATACTGGCGATTGACACAGCTGGGACAATAGCAAAGATATTTCGCCATTCTTCATTGAAACCATAAAATACAGGCGCGTCTAGCTTGCCGATAAAATACAGGTACGCTAGTTGGAAGACATTCATTACTGCTGCCATGATGACTGTTGCTCGTGCCCATTTTTTACCTAATCGCTTATGAATAAAGTCTCGCAAAGTGAAAGTTAATGCGAACATGAGTACGCCACCGGGTAATACGATTTTTCCGATTTGAATCATTCGGGTCGCTGCAACGTCCGCTATCGCCTGCGAAGCAATGTATATTCCGATTAAGGTGACAATTATAAGGACTATGTTTCTTTCTTTGTTTTTCATGGGTTTTTTCCTTTCTAATGCCTTTTCTTGAAAGTGTGGATGTGTGCGCCAGTTTTGTGGATTGAATAAAATTTCATCAATTTTTACTTTTTTAGACCCTATAATTCTATTTTCATATATCTGCATTGTATATTGGTCCTTTGTAAATATTTAAGCTTTCTTGGATTGCTTTTTCTTGCGCTAGTTGAACAATGCTGATGTTTTTCAACGCCTTTTCGATTGGTAATTTATTCCCTTCCTTAAAACCTATCTTTTCGACATCTTGTGTACTAGCTGCATAAATAACTTTTGTTATTCCTGACCAGTAAATTGCTCCTTGGCACATAATACATGGCTCTGCTGATGTTGCTAGAACTGCACCTACCGCACTTAGGTCATATGTCTTAAGTTTTTTCTGTGCCAGCAGAATTGCTACAACTTCTGCGTGGAGTAACGAACAGTTGTTTCTTATTACAAGGTTTGCTCCCACGCTTAGTAGTTTTTTGTTTTTATCGTAAATTGCTGCTCCGAATGGACCGCCTGTATTATTTTGTACATTTCGCTTCGCAATTTGTATCGCTAATTCAATTAGCTGTTCTTCGGATTGTGGCTTTGACCTTTCCATGTTTTTAAGCCATTGCGGAATATTCATGTTTTCTCCTTACATTTCAAAATATGGCTCTATTTCAAGGTAATCGCATATTGCTTTATAGGCTTCTAACCAAGTGTATGCAACTACCATGCAATAGTGTTCTTTGGCGAATTTGTAAAATTCAATTTGTGGTGTTGAGAGTGTATTTCTTCCGAATTTCATTTCAATAAACATTCCGTTGTAACGGTGTGTCGGTATTGGTATGAATATATCCCATACTCCGGGTTTCAATCCTTCATTTCGCATCTTTCTTTTTTGTGCCGGCGTTGAATAAAATCCGTTTGGAATGGCAAAAGCCCACTGTAACATGGGCTCTTTCTTTGAATGGATTTGTAATGCTTCGAATAGGGCTACTTGTTCGCTATGTTCACTCACAAAATATTCTCTCCTAACATTTGACTTGCTTTTTACATTCTACCATATACCGACTTACTCATCGGTTCGTGCTTCGAATAACGAACAACGCTCCTGTGTTCCAATGTTGGTGATTTTGATTTGCTTTTCTGTAATACGTTGACTTGTATCGAGTAGGAATTCTATTTGGCAATCGCCTATAAAATCTTTGCTTTTTGGTGTCCATGCTTTCTTACATTTATCGCAATTGTATGACCGCCAATTCTTGAATTCTGCTCTGTTTGAAAACGCTAATTTTCTCATGGTATAAAATCCCAATCAATACCGTCTACTTCTGGAACTAGCATATACGCTGTAATATACACTTGATGTTGTTGCATGTTAGGTTTGCTCCATTTCCAAACACTATTTTCAAGTTTGATTTCAGTTCCGTCATCGCTTCGATACCTCATTTCGTCAATATAATAAACGCCAAGACTCCAACGCCACATGACTGTATCAATTGATGCTCCGGGTTTCAGCTCGTCAACGAATAAGTACAGGATGATGATGTCCTCTGTTCTTTGACGTTCTCCATTGTTGTTGATGATTCTTGTGTCTCTTGCTTCGCTCAGTTGGAATAACGGTTTTTTACTTGCGTCAATCCATGGGTTTTCTTGTTTACTCATTGTTTACTCCTGTCTCTGTTGTTTCTATTTCATCAAGGAATTTGACAATTGCGTTCCGGTCAAATTCATCAATGTCTGTTGCTTCAATTGCTTTTCGGCATAGTGATATTATGCGTCCTAACAGGCTGTCTGCTGATTTTAGGATAGGGTACTTTTCCTCTTTCAGCGTGGTGACGTTCCAGCCCTCATCAATGGCGGTTTCAAGTAGCTCGATATCGTCCGGGTCTGTTGGGTCAATCATGCGGTAAAACGTCCAGTCAAGATTTTGATATTGCGCTCTCCAGTCTGGTGTCCATAACATTGCGATACGGTGATAGTCGTACAATGTCCCGGGTGATACTCTTAAATGTCCTGCAATGTAATTTACAATCTGTTGCTTGCTGAATAGTGGGCTGTGTGCTTGGATAACTTCCTCTAACAAGTCGCCGATTGTGAATTGTGTATCTCTGGCAATTTCGAACAATAACACGAACCGGTCTAAAATTTCATCAGCTATTTTTAGTCTAATCGTGGTTTGGTTGCGTTCTAGAACGTAGCTCTTTTCCATGTATTCTCTCCTATGGTTTCCAATTATAGTTAAACTCTTGACCGGCTTCTTTTACGAGTTCATCAATTTGTCCAATGCGTCTTTTGAGTAAGGTTTGAAACGCTTCGCTGTGTGGAACAAGTAACTCACAAGTCAATAATGCCTTACTTAGGTTTTGCTTTGTTTTTTCTAGCAAGTCAATTGTTTTTGATAACATGTTTCCTGTTTGGAGTATTTTTTCTCTAGTTCTGTAATACTCTTCCATGTGGTAACTGTACCCGTTTTTTCCTCTGTTGATACGCTCGTTATAAACTGCATTATCAAACTGGTTGACTGTTTTTTCGAACTGGTTAACTATTTTTTCTTCTGTTTCTTTTTTGTTCATTCCTCACACTCCCGCAACTCCAGTGAGTGTCTTAGCGCGCGGTTTTCGGCTTCGAGGGTGGCGATGTAGTGTTCAAGCTCACTCTTATCAAGCCTGAACATAGCCTCGTAAGTACTTACAAGCCCAAAAGGGTTGCCTTTTTCTTGACCGTACGCAATAGCGTTCTTAACCGTGCTCTCCAAAAGCTCTTTCGCCTTTTCGCTAATCTCACTCATTTCTCACCTCGCTTTCTGAATACGGAAGTTCTGGATACCAGCGAAGGATTACCATATTGTCTCGAATCCCTAACCATTCTTTTTTACCGAAGTGGTAATATAGCGTGCCCCAAAAAACAACACCGCTGGCCGTCAGGATTAATGCGTCAACATTAACCGAGGTGTCCGGCTCATATTTGTTTACTTCAGGCAACCGCTCTTTCGGGTCATACCCATCCCGATACGGTCGCAACGCCTCAACTTCGGCTTCGAGGGTGGCGATGTAGTCTGAAACCTCATCGCGCAACATATCATCTACGTATGTAGGCACAAAATGGCCTGCTTTACGGTGCTGTGCGATATGCTCAATCATTTCTAATTCTGTTTCACAGACGAACATTCCGCTTTCAGCAATACGACAACCGCAACAAGTAAATCCCTCTTCGGCTTCATAAATATAAGCATCCGCGTTTGAAAACCTGCAATAGCTCATCACTCCCTCTCCTTCCACTCGGCAACGAGCGTGCGCCAACTTACTAAGTCGGGATAGGCGCGAAACTCATCGACCAAATCATCAAGCTCTTCTGCTAATTCGTATAATCGATTGCCTGCCTCAATCATCCGCTCAACCATCGCCTCGGCTTTCTCTGCTCGTTGACCGGCTATTAGTTTTTCTACAATGTTGTCTTGGTTTTTCATGTTGTTTCTCCTGTTGGTGTTGGTTTTTTATTCGTTGTCTCTTTGATTCCAAGGTTCATCGTCTCGGGTCTCTCCCCAACCTTGGACAACGCAAAAGCATTTTTGACACTCGGTAATATATTCAACTTGTTCGTTTAGCATTACCTTGCGTTTCAGTACTTCTTTGCTTCCACAAAATGGGCATGGCTTAAAATATTCTTCGTGCATGTCTACTCCTTGTCTTTGATTGTTAGGACTAATTCATATCCCATTGCTTCAACGATTTTACGTAACGTTCCGACAACCATTCTTTCTGCTCCATTAGCTTCGAATTTGTCAATCGTTTTGATGTTTACTCCGGCTGCTCTGGCTACATCTGCTTTTGTCATTCCGGTGGTTGCTCGTAATTGGACGGATGCCATCCAATATTCGTTTTTCGGTTGGACGCTAAAATAGGCTTTTCCTTTACTCATATTTTCTCCTTACTGTTTTGATGACCGGGTAACGGTCTGCTTTATTTCTATTTGACCTTTTTATTATCGTTTGTTCTACGAAGTAAAACAGGGTCAAAATCGCTATAAATGGCACGATGTATGTAATGTATAGGATTGCAAAGTCAATTAGTGTTTTCATTGGATTTTTCCTTGCTCCGCCTAAAATGGAATGTCATCATCATATATTTCAGCAGGTTGCTTGCAGACTGCACACCAAATGCCAATGCCTGTTCTGTGGTCTTCACCACACCGGGCATACGTCCAACTTTCGGTCGTAAGGTTTTTACCGCACCTGTGGCAGATTGGATTGTGCCTGCTAACGGTGAGCATGTCATCTTCTAAAATATCTTGGTCGCATTTGGCGCAATAGAACCAACCTCTTTCTCCAACGTACAGGTATTCATAATTCAGACATTCCGGGCATAAAATGTTTTTGTTGTCAACGAATTTCTTATCTTTGGTTCTTTCTTTGTAATCGGTTATTTCTTGCCGCTGCTCGTCCAGTTCGATGGATATAGACTGATACAGGTTTTCATGGTGCTTGATGACCTGTTCTAATCGGTTTGGCATGATGATGTTTCCTCTGCATGTTCCGGACATGTCGATTTCAAGTAAAATATCAGCTACTTTGCCAAGTCGGTTTTCTTGGTACATAGGGTCAAACGAGGACAAGCATTTATCGCAATATAACTCTTGGTTACTTTTCAAAAAATGATATTCTCTTACCTCTTCGCATCTTGGGCATTTGTTTACTTCGCTCATGTTGTTTCTCCTTTCCCGGGCGGTGTTGGTGTCCGCCCGGGGTGCTGTTCGTTGGTGTTAGTTGATTTCAAAAACCTCTTTGAAATCGTAATAGTGTTGCTTGGCGTACTCGTCTACGAATTCTTGGTTGGAGGTGATAGTCTCATAGCTTGCGACTGCTTCTCTGATTTCATCGTCCATGTACTGTAATGCGACTTCCCAATCAATGGTTCTTCCATTGATGACAACCGTGTCTGGTTTTCTGTACTTGTGCAGATTGTTGGCAATGATGACAGCGATTTCATAGTACATGTCCTGTCTGTTATCAACGTCAACTGCTTGTGCAAAATAAATAACGTCGTCTTCTGTTACGGTACAGGTGTAGGTGTCTGGGTTCTGGGTCTGTTGTTCGCTATGGCTTTCGATGATGTCAAAGGTACTGCTCCCGAATGACCTTGCAATGACCGAATGGTCTTTATACTGTTCGTATGTCATCTTGACCGCTTTAGCGATTGCGTTGATTAGGCTTTGCTTTGCTTTGGTGTCCTGTTTTGTTGCTTTCATGGTTTCTCCTTTGGTTTGTTGGTGTTGGTTTCTTATCTTTCAATAATGCGATTGCAGTTAACTTCTAGCATTTGGTTCATATCAATGCTTTGGATGTACTCCGCTGCTGCGATTGCTCTCTCATATGCTTTGGCAGTTTCTTTGGCTTCTTCAATGTTTTGATAGGCTCTTAAGTGTGCATGTGTTGTGGTTTCTTCAACGCTTCTATAAACGGTGATATCTCGGTCTAGGTCTAACGAGTAGGCGATAACTTGACGTGACCAAGTGTTCTCTGGTTGGACTGAATTAAGTTCGTATCCTAATTCATTGACTTTGTTGATGACTTCTTGGGTGTATTGTTTCTTTGCGTTCATTTTGTTTTTTCTCCTTGGTTTTGTTGGTTGTTTTTGAACTACACTAGTATTATAAAGGGTGTCTAGATTTTTGTCAAGGGTCAATTTGACCCAATTTCTGACCAATTTTCTAAAGCCACTTTTGTATCTTATTCACGTTTATAGGGTACATGTGTTCGTATGCTAATCCGTACGTTTTTGCGTGGTATTTCTTACCGTTGCTTTGGTCTATTTCTCCCTCTTGCCATACTTGCAATCTTGGATGATTCATAAACCCAACTGTTGGCATGTAACCGCATAACCATACCCGGTCAAACTTTTTGGTGGTGGACATAAAATACAGTAACACGTCTAGGCGTTTTAATTCATCTAATTGATAGGCAAAAAAACTGCCTTCATATTCTAGTTTTGGTGCGTTTGTTCTTACTTTGCATTTCACGTCTACTTTCTCATAAATGTACTTAAAATCATATGGGCATCCGGGGTCAATTAATGATACTCTGCCTGCTTTCGGGTACAACCTTTGGAAGACTAATTCTCCAATGATACCGGCGAATCGGCTTTCCTCTTTTTTGTGCACGGTCAAGTTGTTGAGTACCGGTTCAGTACTATATAATTTTTTGTACTCGGCTTCAGCTTCTTTCTTTTCTTCTGGCAATACGGTAACGCTTGGTAATTCAAGGCTTTGTCTAAAATTATCTGCTTTAAACATTCTTTACTCTCTTTCTTGTCCGGGTGGCGTTGGTGACCACCCGGACGTGATTATCTTAGTTTTCTAGTTGTTTTTCTTGCATGTAGGATGCTAATTTTAATGCTAGTTCTGCATACGACACGTCTCCCATGTTTTTGATTTTGGTTGCCTTTAAGTTGTCGAATAACATCTTGGCATAACCTTGCCAAAACGGGTCAAGTAGGCTTAGCCAGTACTCACACTGGTCACGAACCGTGTCATTGGCGTTGTCGATAAAACGTTCCAATGGGCTGTAAACTAGCATGGTTGCTCCAATTTTGTAATTTTGAGACTTACGTATGGCTTGCCCTCTGACCGTCCCTTTAGGATTACCGGCATTTTGACCGCAACGCCTTTCAGGAACTTGTCGTCCCACGATACACGCCCTTTGTTGTAGACCGCTGTCACACCATTAATCTTGAATGTTTCTTTGCGTTCTAGAACGGCGTTTTTGATGTTGTTTTCCGTCTGTTTGATTTTCTCCATTTCGTCTTTGATTTTCTGGTCGTAAGTGGCATCAATGGTGTCAATGGTTTCTTGAATCTCTTTCGGAATCGCCAGCTTGATAGCGGTTTCTCGTTCATGGTTTAAGTATTCAATGTGCAAGTTCTGGCGGAAGTATTCTACGCAGATTTCTTCCAATTCTTGGTCTTTGGTTGTTGTTGGTGTTGTCATGTCCTTATCTCCTTATCTAAGCTAAAATTCTGGGGTATATTCCAATTCCTGTTCTTGCTAGAATGGAATATCGTCGTCCCACTGTTCCTCTTGGTTTTGGGGTGTTTTTTCCTGTCCGTATACCAAGCCGATGACGTTCCGGGCGTTGATTTCGAACTGTGCGCCGGGCGTGCCATCTCGTTTGGAGTAAACTCGGGGTGCGCCGGTTTCCTTGTCTGCTCTTAATGTGCCGGCGATATAAACCATGTCACCTTTTCTCAAATGCTTGTTGCAGAACTGGGCGGCTTCACGCCATGCGGTGACGTTTATCCATATGACAGGATTATCTTCTCCATACGAATTGACCGCTACGCTGAAACTGCTGGATTCGTGCATGTCTTTTGTGTAACGTGCTTCCGGGTCGCGCCCTAGTCTTCCAATTAATGTTAGTTCGTGATACATCTTTTTTTCTCCTTAGCTTTGCTGTTCTCGTGCCAATTTCCTGAATGCTTCTAGGTCGTTGGCGGGTTTGGGTTTGTGGTTTTTGACTTTGCCAATTTCCTGACGTAATACTGTTAGGCTCGGCGGTGCTTGGTTTTTCTTGTAACGCCAATCCGTTTTCCATAGCTCGCCAAACTGGGTGACGTGTTCCGGGGTGTAACCGGCTGTCAATAGTTCTTTGGCAAGGCGTACTATTTGACCGGCGTTGCTTCTGATTTTCATGTCCAACAATGTTAGGTTTTCAATCGCTTGAACCATTTCTCGGTGACCGCCTGAGCGAAGCGAGGGCGTATCTTTTGTTAAGTTATTTTTAGTTTCAGATACTTCTTTAGTTAAGTTCTTATTAATTAGTCCTTGATTTTCCACATGTGGGTTTTCCACGTGTGGTTTTTCCACATGTGGATTTTCACCATATGGCTGGACTTCTGCTTTCTCGTGGATTATCCACTCTGTACCTGTTATTTTGCCTTTGCTGTCTCTGGTTCTTTGCTTGGTTAGGTACCCGGCTTTTTCAAGTTCTTTCAATCCAGTCCGGACTGATGTTTCTTTATCCGGGGCTCTGTTGATTAGGTCGCTCACGTATATCTGCCAGTTGTCCGGTAACGATAGCAAGTAAATTAATATTCCTCTTGCTTTCCATGACAGTGTGTCGTCCTGTGCTGTCTTTGTCAGGACGACTACAAACTGTTCACGGTTGGCAACTCGGATTATCCGCTTTGCTGTCATTTGGTGGCTTCCTCAATCACGAGGAATAGCTCCTCTGCTTGAACGTCTGGTAACAGGTATACTTTCTCTTGGCTGTTCCATTCTGCGTCTAACCACCTGTGCGCTGCTGCAATGATGCGACCGTTTACGTCTTTGATAGACTCTGCGCCAAACAGGTAGTTTTGTACTTTGTGTCTTGTTTCATCATCTCCGGCGTACTGAGATAATACTGCCACAACCTCTTTTTGTTGACTGGCGGTTGCTGATGCCAGTTTTGGGGCGTGTTCCATCAAAAGTTTTTTCAAGTCAGTTGGTTTGTACGGTCTTTCAATTTTTGGTTTTTCAGTTTTTTTGGTTGGAGTTTGCGTGCTTGCGGGCTGTCTGTTGCTACTGGTTTGCTTTGGTTGTCTTGGGTTCCCGTCTCTTTGGTTTCCGTCATTATCTTCCTCTGCATATAACCCGAATACGCTTGCAAGGGCGTAACGTCTCAGATATGTGATGTACTTACCGGTCTCTTGGATTTGGTTTTGTAGTACGTCAATGCCTTTGCTGTTGGTTACATACGTTGGCGGTAACTGTACCAAAATGCTATCCTCAATTTGCTCTCCGCTTTCATGCATTAGGATTGTTCTAACGCCTACTCGGTCTCCCTCTGATATCGGTAGCTGTATCCATGTCAATCCGTGATTTCCGGCTTCGCTTTTGACGGTGTTGATGATTTCGCCTAAACTGGCATATCGGCTGTTATAGTATGGGTTATTAGCGTCGAATTTTGCGGGTTTTACCGCTTTTTGGAAGCCTATTAGGGCTTTTGTAAGGTTTGGGGTTTGCATGTTGTTTTCTCCTTGTTTTTTTGTTTGTGTTACAATACTGTCATTCATGTTACTCTCCTGTTTGTTGGTTTGACACGCCGGGTTTTCTAATTTCCCGGCGTGTCTATTTAATTGTTTTTTTTACTCTTTGTTTTCCTCCTCATCTTCTTCTTTCATGATGTTGTTGATCGTTGCATAAAACAGGGTGACACCGCAATACTCTTCAAGTCTTTCAGCTAGTTCGTCTTTCATTTGCACGAATGTTGGTATATCGGCATTGTCGAAGTTGTTGATGACCTCTTTGCCTTTGTCAAAGATTTCTTGGAGCATCTCTCCTAATATTACTTCTAGTTCTGCGAAGTCCTCTAAAATCTCGTCGTCAAGGGTTTTTTCTGTTGGTTGGTTGGTGTTGTCTTTCATGTTGTTTCTCCTTTGGTGTTGGTGTGCCCGGGTTTTCACCCGGGCGTTCTTGTGTTAGTTCTTTGCTTTACATTCTTGATAAACTCGTTTGATGAATTGGTCAAACAAGTATTCGCCTAATACTTGGTTTTGTGTTTCTAGGTTATCGTCTGACCAGTTAGGTATCAGCTTTCTTGGTGCGTCTTGTCCCCAAACTTTTCGTAAGCTATTTACCATGTTTTCGAATCTGCTTCCAAAAGACTTACTAACTTGGCTAAAATGCTTCTCGTATTTATTTCTTTCATCATCACTCATAACGAATAATAATGTTCCACCTTTCATTCTATCTAACTGGCTTTTCGGGCTGGTGTATGCGGTCGGGTAAATATCGCTTTCTCTTTTCAGATACTTGATAGTATATAGTGCAAACTCTAATTCGTATGAATTATCTGCTACGTATCGGATTGCGTTTTCTAGTTGGTCTCTTGTGATTTCTTTGTTGGTGTTCATTTTGTTTATCTCCTTGTCTTTTGTTGGTGAGTGGCAGGAAGTCCTGCCACTCTGTTTTGATTTTGGTTTACCAGAGCTTGATGACGAATTCTTCTCCGTGAACGAATGCGTGAGCTCCAACGTATAAGTCGAATAAGCATTGCAGGTTGTTTTGGTTTCTAGTGGGTAATGCTTTGTGCACTGTGGCGAGTATGGTTTCGTCTACTTGGCTTTTGACCTTTCGCCAATCGTAATGTGCTCCCTTATAGTAAATGCAAGTGGGGCTTTGATAAAACTGAGGGACGCTTGCTATCTTGATCGCTCCGTCCGCTAATGGTAGCTTTCCGGCTAGTGGGTCATTTGATAGTTGTCTTGCGTCTGAGTCTGATACCGTTAGGAAGTAGTTTTCTTTTGCCGCTTCGAATTGACCGGGGTACCATGCCTCCACGTAATAAGTGTCAAACTCTGGATTGTACAGAACTGAATATGGTTTGCGGTTGGCTTTAGCTTGGTGTAGGGCTGTTTCCACTGCGCCGGCTTTCTTCATCATGTCTGGGGTGAGGGTGTTCGGGGTGTTGTTGATGTTGGTGTTCATTTTGTTTATCTCCTTGTCTTTTGTTGGTTTTGTTGAACTACACATATATTATAATGGGTGCTTTTGATTTTCGCAAGGGGCAATTTCCTATCAGTTTTTGGCAACAAAATACCGCCCGGGTGGTGTTGGTGTCCGGGCGGTTTGGCGAAGGAAGTGAACCGTAACTATCCTACTGGCTCTTTCTTTTTTTGTTCGGTGTAGCTGTAACCAATGACCGGGGTGTTCTTGATTAATGGGTAGGCGACCTTGCTACCTAAAATTTGCACGAGGTAACCAAGGACTACTACTGCAACTTCGATGTAGCCATTTATCTTTCCCCAATCTGGGTCAACGTTCAAAAAATAGACAATCGCTACAATCACGAACGCTCCAAGGTTTAAGCCCTGAACCCATTTTTCTGCGTCTCCGTCTTTGACTACCTTAAAATACTTCAGTACGTTTACGATAAGCGATATCATAGTACCAAGTGCTGCTAGTCCTGCGATAATCGCTAAAATTTCTTGTGCCATATATTCTCCTTTTTTCTAAATCAATCTGATAATCCGCATCACAATTTCAATTAGGATTGCGACACCGACTGCATACAAAACTTTGACTGCGTTTGACAAGTTTGTTTCAAGGCGGTCAAGTCTTGATAGGATACTTTTTGTCGGGTCTCCGTTCCCGAATAGTAACTTGTCATAGGCTTCCATTTTATCCCTTTCGTGTTCAAATTCTGATATTAGCAAGTCGACTAACAAGTTAAATGCCTCTCTAATATCGGTTTCTTTCTTGGCTTGCTCTAAAATAATTTTGGCGTTTTTCATTCGTGGATGTTCCTGCTGAACCGAATTACTTTTCGCTCTTTGACTTCTCCATTTTAGCATCTTTTTTGGTTTCTTTCTCTTTTTCGAGTGTCCATACAAACTGCCAAACACTAGCATGACCGCTATACTGTCTGATAGTCGTTAGTCCTGTTTTTTGCAATATGTCAGACCATTCCACTCGGGTCAAGTGCCAGCCTTTTTGTGTTCCGTTTCCGGCAATTGTCCTGTACCCGGATGCTCCGATCGAATACGCTAAATGATTTGGGGCTTCGAAGTACAATATGCCATTCTTGGCAAGTAGTTTGCTTACGGTTTTGATTTTGTTTTCCATGTCATTGTCCGTGTTAAAACCGCCTAAAATCACGATGATGTCATAACGTTTGGTTGTTGATATGGGTACATGTGTAAAATTTGATTTTGCCTTGTTTTTTTGTTGCTCCGGGTGAGTGATTAGCATTTCGTACTCCACATTTTGTAATCTTGTGGATAATACGTTAATAACATCAATGTCTTCTTCTGATGTTACTAGGATGCGTTTTGGTTCTGGAACGGATTTTATTATGTCCCACATAAAATTTATTCGTTGGCTTCTTAGCCAGTTTGCTCTGTACATGCTTCTCCTATTCATGCAATTCTGGGTGTGCTTCCCAAAGTTTGTTCAGTTTTTCTTCTTTGTCGCATGGTTCACAGGGTGGATTGGCTAGGCGTTTCACGTACCGGCTATCGCCACTGCACCATTGATTATCCCCAACTTTCAGCCATTCTTGGCTTTCGGCGTAAACGTTGAGGATTGTACCTTTCAACACCGTTCGGATGATTGGATAACGTGTTCCTACTCCGGCTCGAATGTTGAGGGCATAAACTGTTACTTCAACTTGATATAACATGGGTATCTCCTCTTCTTCTTCCTCTTTTATAAACGGTAAATGGTCTATCGCATTGTAAACATAGCTTCCGGGTACAAGTGGTACAACTGGCTTATCTTGGCGGTATTCTGCATGCAAGTGCGCTCCGGTACTAAAACCGGCGTAAGGGTCTTCAAGGTTGCCGCCTGATAATCCAATGCGTTGCTTTGCAATGACTTTATCGCCTACTTGTACATCTCGTCTTGATAGGTGACCGTAAATGGATACGCCATGCTCATGTCTAATCCTAATATGTCTGCCATAGCCACCAACTTGCTCTTTTGATACTTCAACTGTTCCGCTTTGCATGGCGGTGATAGGTGTTCCAACCATAGTGCCATAATCAATACCGTTATGACCTTTGGCTGTTGGATACCAACTAGGGTTCATACCAAACCTTTGGGTGATACGAGTTCCTTTCGGGACTGGTGAGTACAGTACCAATTCTGGTTCTGGTTCTGGTTCGGGTTCTTCTACTGGCTCTCTGTCAATCCATGCGTCAAACACTTCTTTCCCGTATCGGAACTTGTTCATGTCTAGGTCGCCACTGTAGCCCGGTAGCTTGCCCTTTGACGTGTGTTGCCATAGCCACCAATCTTGCCACCCGGGTGGTAAAATCGGCACGTTGCCTGTGGTGTAATGTGCAACCCATAATTTTCGGTTAGTGTAATATGCACCGCCCATGATTTGTGTCCACATGTAATAGCTTGTATAAATCCCTAACTCGGTATTCAATCTTGCTTCTGTTTGTTGCATAAATTTGTGTACGGTCTGGCGTGTTAGTGGTGTGGCGTTTGGTTCAAGTTCAACGTCCGCCCAGTAGCCAAGTTTGAACTCTTTTCCTGCTACTCGACTTGCGAATGTTTCCACTTGCGTTTCAACTGACCTATACTCAACAATATAATGATACACGCCCATTGGCACACCACGTTTTGATAGTTCTCGATAGTGGTTTTCAAACTCACGTTCTACTGCTGTTGCGTAAGACGCTCGAATGATGACCGCTTCTACTTGGCTTGCTAGTAGGTCGTAATCAATCTTGCTTGATACTTGATGATGACTGATGTCAATAATTGGTTTCATTTTTTCTCCTATGCAAAGTTGCCATATGCTCCTATAACTGCTACAAACTGAACTTGTTTTGAGCCACTTGCTGCAAACGATTGTAAATTGTAATTTATGTAACAGTCTATATATGTCGAATTTTGCGATGATATCCACATACCGCCATTTGTTAGATATGTGCCATTATTCATTGCTCTTATCGGACCTATAAACTGTTGTACGCCAGCTATTACTTTAAATCCGGGTGGAAGTGTGATTCTTGTCGTTGTTGAGTTTGACGTTCCTTGCACGTAACAATTTATCACCAGTAAATTACTTAAATATAAATACTTTGCTTGCACATAAGGTGTTTCAGACCACCCTGTTACAGTTGGCGTGTACGCAATCCAATCTTTTGCTACTAAATACTTGGACAAGTCTACTGGTTTGACGGTTGGTGTTTCTTTAGCTTCGAGACGTTCAAGGCGTTTGAGGATATTTTCTATTTCTTGGTTCATGTTACAACTCCCTCAAACTTTACGTCAATGCTTTCCATACCTGTATTTGCGTCATAGGTCAACCCAACTTCTTTTATCATGCAGTCCAATGATACGCCATAGCTTTCAACGGTGACAAAATCACCCCAATTATAATGCACATCGTATTTTGAACCTGCTGTTTCAGATAGTGTGCCTCTGACTTTTACAAAAGGTTTTGCTTCGTTCAAAGCTTCCTCTGCTTGCTTCTGAATGTTGTCCTCATTCTCGTCATTTCTTGCGTCTTTGAATCGCTCAATACGTCCGTAGGGTGCTGATAATGCGATGCGGTCTAAGTCTTGTGCAATTTTGATAACACGGTCGGCTTCTTCGCCCTGACCGCCTGCATAAATGACGGTTGCTTCTTCGCTTGTAATCCATTCCGTTGTTGCGTTTTTTAGGTTGCCATATTGCTCACCAATAAATATCGGGTTTCCTGTGAATGGGCGTCTATCATCTCCAATCATGTGAGCGCACGTTCTAAAGTGTAGGTTCATTAAATCATATGAAAACAGGTCAAAATAAATTGGTACTTCATCTTTGAGTGACATGTCGCTGATTTCTTGGCAAACAGTTAGTGCGTTTCGCCATGCAAAACTTTTGTTGATACTTCTGCTTCCCTCATCATAATTTGGTTCGACTGTGAGGTTTGGAATACGCCTTTCTTCTGGTGCGTCTGCTCCCAAGTTTTCCCGGGTAATTTCTTTTATGATGTTGTCCGGTTTTCCATATTTATCTGCTTGTGGACTGCCTGCAGGGTATGCCACGATACGACTTTTTAAAAGCCTGTTTAAACACTCTCCGTAAACTTCAATCTTTTTTAAACCTCTTAAATCGGTTGTAGCACGCCAATCTAATAAGGTGTAATAAGTTTGGAACTGGTGTCTGTCATTTCGCCATAGCCCAATCATTTGTCCCTTTTCTAAGGAATTTAAATACCTTTCATTGAATGGAATGCTATAAGTCAGTCTGCCGACATCATTGACAACTCTTGTGGCGTGTATCTTTTCAGCGGCTGCGAATATGTCAATTCTAGTACCGTCACTCCAGTAGCGGTCAAGGTCATACCGTATCATTTCGGAACGCTCCCTCTACTCCCCAAAATCTGGGGTTCCATAGAATATAAACATCTCCTAATGGCTCTATAACCGGGTCATCTTCGTGTGGTTTGGTGTCAACTATGATGTCGTTTCTACCGGGTTCTAGGACGAACGAGGTCAGACTTGAACCTACATTAACTAAGTCCAAACGGTTTTTCCAATCCAACATAACTCTCACATTATCTGGTTTGAGTACCATTTCAAACCATGCTTTTTCAGGAATTAGCGCACCTCTGAATTGAATTGTTTTTCCTGTGCGTTTGTTGTAAATAGACCGCAATCGTCTTGGTCCAAACGCTCTGATAATTGGATACGTTCCTGCGGTCGCTTCGGACACCATAGGAATAACGTCTGGTGGTGCAGGAATTTTGACAACGCCACTCCACATGCCTGCATATACTATGTCGCCATACACCGTATACGCTGCGGTGTTAATTCTTAAATTGCTGAAACTGTCAGACAGTATATTTGCATCCGGGTGTCGCTCAAACACTCCGCCTTTGAATCGTATAAATTGACCCAAATCTTCACCATTGTATTCAAATGGATAAACACTTGTGAAAATATCAATTTCTCCAGTTGGTAACTGATGAATAAAATTCACACCAACTAGTGACCCTGTTTGTAAATTGGTTGAGAATGGTATGTGGCGTGCGCCCTTATACCTGCCGACATCCATGGACAAGGTTATGTATCCCTCTCTAAAACTAAACCTGCCTACATATGCCAAGGAAGAATCGTCTAATTGTGTGATATGGTTTACGCCAAACATATCTTTTGGATATGTTCTAGTATCTCCCATTGACGTTACATTACCGCTATCCGTGAACAAAAACGCCAAGTCATTTATGGTACTTCCTATACTAAAATCACCGGCAAGTGCGATTCTGTGTGGTAATCCACCGTCACAAACACTATGTACAGTACCACTTGGTATAGCAGAGCCATAGGTTTGCCACGTTCCGTCATGTGGGTTGTATCGTACAATGGCTCTCGAGGTTTCTCCGTTTGCTTCTGTAAATGAACCACCTAACACAATATGTCCAAGCCTATCAGCAAAGATAGTATGTACATTCGAGCCTTGACCGCCAGTAGCACCTTTAACGCCCGGGTTTGTGTATGGTCCTAGTATTCTCCAAGTGCCAATTCCGGTTGTTTCATCTTTTACGTAACGAGCCACACGATTAAATTGTGATGTTCCCATTTTTTCGAATGCGCCGCCTATGTAAACATTACCATTTGGTAGGCATTTTATAGCATAGACTGTATCGTCAGGAACTCTTGTATCTCCGGGTGGACTTATCCATCCTTTTCCATTCCATATCTTGACTTTTCCAGTAAATGAACCGCCAGCCCATATGCGACCTGAACTGTCAAAATCAACTGCATAAACTTGACCGTCCAGTCCGGGTAATCCTTTCCATTCGCCATTAGCTTTTCGTAAAATAATGTTATCTGATTTTACTTCGATGTCTTGACCTTGCCTATACCCATTATAATAATTTGCATACAGATAGGGGTCTGGCTTCATAAACGTTAAAGTGCTATCTGCGACAGTATCAACGTCCGGCATGTTTTTTAAGGCTGAGGTGCAAACACATTCAATGGTTAGTTCCTCTGATTCGGGGTAACCATGCACTTTATTTACCGCTTGAAATAAAAGGTTAATCGGACTATGGTCATTTCCGTCAGGACGCAAAAGTAAACTAAGCTGCTTTCGCTTCAGCATGAGGTCTTTCATTTTACCGGCTTTGTTTACGCCAACGATACTGAACGGTCTTGGTTGTTCTATCATATCTTGATATAACGCTCCACCTGTCAAAATTGGTGTCATGCGCTGTTCCCAATCGCCCATGCCTAGACCAAGCACTCGTTTAACTTCCATGTAATCATCAAGGTCATACATTTTGCCGGCTCTGCGGTCTTGTCCGTTGTGGATTGACCGGCTGTTCATTGGCTCACCTTCCCAACGAAAGTGTAAACTTGTACCGCCACTGTAACCGTATCCACAGAACCAAGTCATGTTAGTACCTTTTTGGACTGATAACCTATCAATCCAAAACGTGTTGTCAACTGTTTCCCATTGGTCTGATAGGCTTATCGAAAATGTTGCTCCGGGTACTCCCATAAATGGTAGTCTTAGCCATTGCCAGTTTCCACCCACATGGTAAGTTTTCGAAGTTACCGGGTTATTAGCTTGGTCGTAAATTGCTAATTCTATTATGCTGCCTTTTACTGCATATGCGTCAATAAGCAACTCATACTGTTCGCCTGCTTCAAGTGCGGTCATTGGTTTTGTGTATTTGATGTCTGTATCAATAGCCCGTAAGCACGGACCGCCATTGCGCATATGTTCCGTGCGTACTTCAAGACTTCCGCCTGAGTATACTTTTTCATATCCCTCTAAAGTCCATGGAAGTGGGTTTTCAACGTGGTTTATACTCTCTACTGGGTCTACAATCCAAAACTTGAATTTGGTTTCGTTCAATGGTTTAAGCATATTACCAATCCTCTACTTCTGTGAATGCACTTTTGCGTATTTTCTTTTGCGTGGTGTTCATTTCGTTTTCTAAGGTTTGCTCTTGGTATACCTCTCTCATGGCGGTTGCGACAGCCCGAGCCAATGCTCTTTCATCAAACGATGATGTGCTTGATACGTCAAGTTGCCAGTTCGGAAC